ATGATCGATCAATGCGCAGCACCTGAAGGATTTGGCAAGATTTCGTGGGGCAACGTTGTCAGCAAAGATTTCCTCGCACGTCTGGAAAAGATGCGTGTGAATTTCAACTGGGAACAGGAACACAAAAGTTGGCTGATGGGTTGCATTGCTTGGGAGACGGGAGAGACGTTCTCGCCGTCGATCAAGAACGCTGCCGGATCGGGTGCAACCGGCCTGATCCAGTTCATGCCAGCGACGGCCCGTGACCTGGGAACGACCACGGCGCAGTTGGCGCAGATGACCGCCGTTCAACAGTTGGATTTCGTGGAGAAGTATTTCCGCCCATATCGCAACAGGGTCAACTCACTGTCGGACATGTACATGGCGATCCTGATGCCGAAGTACGTCGGTCAGCCGGAAGATGCGGTCCTCTTCACGAACGGCACCGTGGCCTACCGGCAGAATTCGGGCCTGGACGTGAATAGCGACGGAAAGATCACGAAAGCTGAGGCTGCGGCCAAGGTTTACGCCAAGTGGCAGAAGGGTTTGACCGGGAACCGGGCGTCTGCTGTATCCTGACACCACTTTGACAGCTGGGGGTGATCCTATGGAGTGGAACGATCCCGAAGTCAGAAAGACAATTGAAGCGATCTGTTTCAGTGGTCTTTCTGGTATCGGTGGTGCGCTGGGATACGTGTATCGACAGATTCAAGACGACAAACGCCCGAACCCGTGGCGTGCGCTCGTCGAGGGTTCCGCCGCAGCTTTCGTGGGTGTGCCGGTCTTCCTGATCTGCGATGTCACCGGCCTGAGCGTGCAATGGACTGGCGCAATCGTCAGCGTTTTTGGATGGCTAGGGGCCACTGCCACCATTCACGTACTGGAAAAAGTGGTCTTCAAAAAACTGGGAGTCGGAAAACGTGAACCCGATTAAGAGATACCTAGGGTATTTTCTGATCGTTCTGTTTCTGATCACTGGCGGCTTCGGTGTTGCATCGTGGATTCGCACGCAGCAACTCGAAATGGTTGTCGAGAAGGAACGTGATAAGCAACAGACACTGATCGAAGCCAACGCCCAGCAATCCACCGCTATTGACACGCTGAAGAGGGTACGCGAGTCCGATACGCTGGTTTTGCAGGCACTTTCCCGCGATCTTGCGGGCCTTGCGGAAAAGGACGCTCGCGTAAACCTGAAACTTGACCTGTTGGAGAAGAACGATGCGGCCTTCCGCGCTTTGCTCTCTACTGTTCTGCCTTCTGGCGGCTGCATGCTCGACGACACCTGCGGTCCCGGTGGTGCGAACGGTAGTGGAAAAGGTGGCACCCCCAGCAAACCTGCTGACCCGGTGCCAAACGCCGCTGATCGTGCCATCCGAAACCGTGAAGGACTTAGCGAGAAACAGCCTCGCTAGACAGTCGGCGTTCGAGGCGTGCGCAATCAAGATTGAGTGCATCGCCGCGTGGTACAAAGACGACCTGGATTCAACGAAGTGCGGTAAGTTTTTCCGCTGAACTCCGCTACAGGATTTCGATTCCCCTACAGGGTTTGGCGGGCCAGATTCCCCTACAGGATTTAGGGGGCTAGACTCCGCTACAGGATTTGGCGTAGGATTCGCCACGCACCGTCAGTGGTGCCATCGGGAGTTGTACCGGGGCCGGTAGTCTGTTGGGGACTACCGGCCCTTTTTGTGTCACTCGCCGACCCGCTTACCCACCAGCATCAGGAACTCCCGGGCCGTGATCGAATCCATTTCCCCGCGCGGCGTGCTGTAGCTGACCAGATGCGTACCGCGTTCCGGCAGTTCCACGATGCGCAGCACTTTGAACTTTTTGCTGTGCTGATTTCTGCGGCGCGGCCAGAATTCATCGCCAACATTGATCGTGTACGCACCGCCGTCATTAGTGAACACGTCCACCCACCCCGCGCGGGCGGCGGTGAACTGGGGGTTGTGACACGTTGCGGTGACTTCAATTTCATCGGCTTTGGTGGCTTTGAAAGTATCGAACAGTGCCGCACCGGCAGCCCTGGCAAACGAGTCGAGAACTTCTCGCTGATATGTCCGCACGGACCACATGTAACGGCCACTGGGCAGGCGCTGGACCTTGTGACCTGCGCGGCGATGCTTGCGTGCGGACTGGCGATTGCAGACACCATAGGTTTTCATTGGAAATTTCTCCTGAGTAGAAAAACGAAAGGCCCCGCACCTTGTGGTGTCGGGGCCGGGGGCGCGTTGGCGCGTTGGGCGAGATTAGCGGGGCTTGCGGTTTCGTTCGTTGTTGCTGATAAGGCCCTGAGCCTTTTTCAAACTGCCGATGAATCGGCGTTGTTCCTCAGTGGGGTTTGGAATGGACTGTAGAGCGATCAACAGGGCCACGGCGTGCGGCATCGCGTGTTGGGGGATGATCATGATGTTGGCCTATTGGCGGTATCCGGCGACGTTGCCGACAATGCGCACTGCGTACAATGCGCATTAGCTGAAACGTCATAGGAAATGTTTTGCAACGCGGCGCGCGTGAGCGTCAAGGCTGACAAAATCACCTTCAAATTTGCTTTCTACACCCGACAACACCAATCCGAGTCGGAACGTTGCGCTACCTTCTTCGCCGTCGTCATATTTTTCGATTGCCATTGCGTTGACAATCAGGAAGTCGGCGACGATATGCGATGCGTTACGTTCGAGCGTAGATGTATCAATGTCGCACTCACGGGCGAACACCAGCGCTTCGAGGAAGTTCGACAGATGGGCGTCAGACATCGGTCGATTCCCAAGCGTTGATAAAATCGCTGATAAAAGTGCGCTGGGCAACGGTCAGATCGTCACGGAGAATCATTTCGTCGGCGGATTCGCACTTCAGCCCCTGCCGCGCGCACCAGTCAATAAGGATCATGGTAAGTACCTTGTGGGGCAGACCGTCCGGGATCGCATCAAAGGATTGCTTGTGCAAACGTTCGTAAAGGTCTTCGTCGCCGACAGTCAGAGCGAACTGCGCACCGTTCGGCATTTCGCGGGAGTTGTAGTTACGGTAGTCGCAGTGCAGATTGCAGATGTAGTTGCCAATCTGAAGCGTCAACTTAGGGCAACCTTCGTCGATGGCGCTGTCATCAACGAAGCCCGGAATGATGGGCAGTACGTCATCGTACTGGCTGAAAGTGTTACGGATTTCCCGCAACTGCTGCGACTCGGGCGCATCGTGATAGACGTTGGCGTACAGAGACGCTTCAGCGGCTTCGAGAGTGCTATGCAGATAGTCGTCATTCTCGAACATGAAGCTAAATTCGCCATCGTTGTCCACAATGTGATAGGTATCGTCATCATCGCCGACGTACAGATAGCCGCCAGTCTCGGGGGTGTTGCAACCAATTTCATCCCACGGCTGCCCGTAAGCGGTGGCGATGTCAGCGTGGTGGGTACGGGTGGCGACGAATTCGGCGAAAGTTTTCATTGTGTTGGCCTATTGGCGGTAGTTGGATTGTTGGTGAAGCGCCTGCGTGTAGGATGCGCAGCCCCCGAACTTTAATAACCGCATGTTGGGGTTTCCCCGGTGGGTTACTTGCTCAGGTCGGTGCGGCGAACTTCCATTTCACCCTGTTTTTTCAACCACGCACGCATATTGTGGTGGTTCGTGGGGACGGCTGCTGCCGATGGGTATCCCCGAAAGGTACGCTTGTATTCACAATCTTTCATTGTGCCGTCTGCGTTGTACCATGCGCGAACCTTATCCCATGACAGCATGAAAGAACCATCAGAATAATTGATTTTCATGGTGTTGGCCTCTTGGGCGGTGGTTATTTCGACAGAAAGAATTGGATCAACTGTTTTTGATAAATCCGTAGCATGTCGCCAAACGGTATGGCGGACCACATGTACCGACCATCGGGGAATCGGCAAACGTTGTGACCTGCGCGGCGATGCTTGCGCGCGGACTGGCGGTTACAGACACCGTAGGTTTTCATGATGTTGGCCTAGTGGCGGTGGATTGGTATCACTTTAGCAAAGGGTTTCACCGAACGCAACACTTTTCGGCGATAAATTTTGCTTCTCTTGCGTAAAGGTTGATCAACTTCGGATCGACACCTGTTCTCATCCATATCTCGACGAGCGTCGCGCAGAAACGAATTGCGTTTTCAGCACGACGCCTGCTGACAGGCTTACCCTTGTTCAAGTCAGCGATGACCACTGCAGGGACTCCGCGTTTCATCTTAAAAAACCTCCAACATGCGCCAGCCAAGATAGAACATCAGCGCGGCCACCACGTACATGGCGATCCGAACGCGGCGCAAGGCGCGTGCCTGCTTTTCCTTTTGCCTGCGCAAGATGCGCGATACGGGGGTATCGTCGGCGTCGAAACGTTCCGCCTCAGCCTTGCAGTGAGCGCGGAACTCTGAACGTTCGGAACGGGTCATGATTCAGTACCTGAAAAGATTGAGGGTCAGACGGTGTGCAAGTTCGCGCCCGTCGTCATACGCAACCGTAAGTACAGGATCGGTGTATCTGCGAACCCTGAAACGGCGGAACCTGTAGAATCCCAACATGAAAGCGCGAGCGCGTGCGATCATGCGGTCACCTGCTTGTATTCACTGTTGTGGGCGCTGGCAGCGTGGAAGTGATCCCAATCGCGCCATTTCTTGACGCTGGCGCGATCTGCGCTGCTGGCCCATGCCGGGCTGTGACACAGCATGGCTGCGTGCATCTTGCTGGGGGTAATGTCTTCCCAGCGGTCCAACATCTGATAGCCCGTGCCGGTGCTACGATTGGGCATGTGGACAGTGGAAAGCATGGGGCTGTCACGGTCGGGGAACTGGCAATAGCCGATGTTCTTACCGTCCGTGTAGTAGAACCACGTATCTTTGGTCGCATCCTGCTGGTAAACCTTGAAGCCAGCTTTGATTGCCATGTTGACGTAGTAAGAGCGGGTTTCAGCGTTCATCGTGTTGGCCTCATGTGGCGGTGGTTTTCAGGGTTTCATTATATCTCAGGGTTTCACCGAATACAACTATGAAACTACAAAAAATCAAAAAAAAGTTCGCAGAATCCAGGTCGATCGGTGTTGTTGCATCCAGGCCGACAGCCCATCAACGTGGCTACGATTACCGATGGCAACAGGCGCGCATTGAGTATCTGCAACAGAATCCATTCTGCGTGCATTGTCTGCCGCTGTACGTAGCTGCAACTGTCGTTGATCACGTTGTGCCGCATCGTGGCGACAAGGTGTTGTTTTGGGATAGGAACAACTGGCAATCACTGTGCAAGACGTGTCATGACAGTTGGAAGCAAGCGCAGGAGGCACGGGACCGTTGACGATGCAGCTTGACGATAGGGGGTAGGCGGGTGCAAAGTTCAGCCGTGCCAGCCTCGCTAGAC